CTCTAATGCTTCTTTAAGCATTCTAAAAAAAGCATCTCTGCCTACTTGCAACTGATCCACGTTGAATCTCGCTGAGTCCAACTTACGATCCAAGTCAGCGACATGGTTGAGCAACATCTGCTGTTGTTGCGTCATGTCTTCAAACTTAAACTCTACGCCGTCGATTGTCACAGGGGTCTTTTTTTCGTTTCCCATGATGTTTCCTTTTAATGTGCCACCAAGATCGGGTGGTGGCTTCCCGTCATGCTGATGCTGTACGCAAAGGTGTCAAGTCTTCTGTTGTCCAGAAGTCTTTTGCCAACATGATCTGCAAGTGCTCTTTGTTACGAGCAACGCAGTCAGCCCAGTCAGCATCTTCCATGCCGCTAGGTTTGCTACCGTTGATAAGATTCACCGAGTCCATTGCGGCTTTGTAGTGCTGGGCAATTTGTTCAGCGGTAATTTGCTCCACGGTGGTTGCGATTTCAGTCATTTTCAGGCTCCTTTAAGTGCGGCCAGTTCGGCCTTGGTTGCATCGAGATCGATTTTCAATTCTTGGATGGCTTTGAGCATTGCCCAGAAGATTGGGTCAGAGTCAACGGTCAACACACCCATTTCACCAACTTTTACAGATTCCGGGAAAGGTGTTTGCACTTGCTGTGCAATCGGGCCTGTGTAAACATTGGTTGGATCAGGAGCAACAACAGCGTTGCCATGCTCGTTGAACACAAACTCAGGCAACTCATCTTCTGCCTTGTACTTGAAGTTCTTCACCTCGACCTGCATGATTTCAGCAAGACCTTTGGTGGAGTCACCAAGCACGTTCTTCAGACGAGCGTCTGAAGTCGTTGACCAAGAAGATGAGTTGTTTCCTTGATAGCAAGCACCAGAACTGTTGCCGTAAATCCAGCATCCAGCATTACCTGCACCAACGTTATCACGGGCAATGTAGAGTGTGTAGTTTCCAGCCAATCCAGCACCAGCCGCCCTACCAAGGCACACAGAATACCCCGGATTTACACCCGTTCCAGCGGTTGTGCCAACAAAAGTATTTTCAATACCCGTAGTTACGTTATACCCGGCCTGATAACCCAAAGCAGTGTTGTTGCCGCCTGTAGTGCTTAATGCCAACGCATAAGTACCAATTGCAGTGTTGTAACTTGCGGTTGTGTTTGTCTGAAGCGCCTGAACACCGAGAATTGTGTTGTCGCCACCAGTTGTGATTGCAGTGCCAGCACCGTTACCCATTGCGGTATTTCGTACACCTGTAGTGTTGCTTCTCAATGCGGCGCTGACACCTGTAAAGTTGTCGTATCCACCAACAGCAGTGTTTTGGTATCCCGTTGTATTTGCGTACAACGCAGAATAACCAAAAGCAGTTATGGCGAAACTAGTAGTTGTGCTGTAACCAGCCGCATGACCAACTACGGTGTGGTAATTACCTGTTGTAACCGAGTACAGGGCGCTTGAGCCAATAGCGGTGTTGTACGAGCCAGTTGAAATATTGCGACCAGCCACATCGCCAATACCGACGTTATACGACCCAGATGTCAAATTAGGCATGGCTACATTACCAACTGCCGTGTTGTTGGTTCCAGTCGCACTGCCATTTACTCCAACCATCGCCTCATTACCCAAAGCAGTATTAGCCGCTCCAGTCATGTAGCGACCAGATATATAGCCGACAAATGTTTGAGCGGCTCCAGTTGTGTTGCTATATCCCGCCAGATAACCTACAGAAGTGTTTTGACCTGCTGTGGTGTTACTGTACAAAGCCTGAAAACCAACAGCAGTGTTACCACTTCCAGTGGTGGTATTTGCCAAAGACGTATTACCAACTGCCACGTTGTAGTTGCCAGTGGTAATCTTGTAACCTGCTTGAGCGCCAAACGCATCTACGCCACCAGTAGTAACTGCTTGACCTGCTTGGTAGCCCGTGACAGTCGAGGCATTGCCGTTGTTGGTGGTGGCTTGCAATGATTGGTAACCAACAGCAGTGTGCGCACCGCCAGTGGCGTTTTGCATGGACTGGTAACCAACGGCAGTGTTGCCACCGTTTCCAACAACGCTAGACAAGGCTTGTGCGCCAATCGCTGTGTTGAAAGCCGAAGATGTTGCGTTGTAAAGCGCCAAATAACCAAAAGCCGTATTTGGACTTGACGCATTGCTACTATAACCAGCCTGATAGCCTGTAAAAGTATTGCCCCCTGATGTTGTTCCTGTATACCCTGCTTGATAACCCACAGCAGTGTTGAAAGATGCTGTGGTGTTTCCGTAAAGAGCAAGGTCGCCAACAGCGGTGTTGTACGAGCCAGTAGTGTTTACACCTAAAGTACCAGAACTTACACCTGCTTGACCTCCACCAATGGCAACATTTCGTATACCCGTAGTGGTTGAATAAAGTGCGGCAAATCCCACCGCCGTGTTAGACGAGGCAGTAGAAAAACGACCTGCCTGCTCACCAATAAATGTTTGACTTGTTCCAGTGGAGTTTGAATAGCCTGTGCCGTAGCCCATGTAGGTGTTGCTAACACCTGTGGTATTGCTATACCCCGTCTGATAACCAATAGCAATGTTGTTAGAACCTGTGGTGTTGTTGACAAGCGCTTCGTTGCCAACGGCGGTGTTAAGAGCACCCGTTGTATTTGTAGACATTGCCTGCATACCAACAGCAGTGTTGTATGAAGCAGTGGTGTTATTGGCAAGCGCTTGATAACCCAACGCGACATTTCGTACACCAGTCGTGTTTTTGTTTAGCGCTATCCCGCCAACAGCAACTAAATATTCACCTGTAGTGTTTGTATAAGCGGCCTGATAACCTACAGCAAGGTTATTAGATGCTGTGGTGTTGTAAAACAACGCTTGAGAACCCATTGCGGTGTTGTAATTGCCCGTAGTTGAGAGGGCCGCAGAAGATTCACCATAGGCACTGTTGTATGAGCCTGTCGTGTTACTTGTCAGTGAGCCGGGGCCAAATGCTGAATTTCCAGTTCCCGTAGAGTTTGCGTTAAGAGGCCCCTCGGTATATGCGGCTTGTTTTGAACCTACCGCAGTATTTCTGTTTCCAGTAGTGTTTGAGTAAAGCGCACCAGAACCTATTGCAGTAAGTCCAAGTCCAGTGGTATTACTGTATCCCGCTTGATAACCAACGGCAGTGTTGTTAGATGCTGTGGTGTTGAGACGAAGTGCGCCTTCTCCAAACGCAGAATTACTGCCTCCAGTTGTGTTGCTCTCTAATGCCTCAACACCAAAAGCATTATTATTTGAGCCAGTTGTGTTTAATGACAATGCTTGATAGCCAAATGCATTATTTTGACTTCCTGTTGTGTTTGTTCCAAGAGCATCGTAGCCAACTGCCGTGTTAATTGCTCCAGTTGTGTTTGCATCAAGGGCAATCCCACCAACAGCAGTATTTAGCGAACCAGTCGTATTAGCCGCCAAAGCACTAGCACCCACCGCTGTATTGGTAGATATAGCACCTGCACCACGGCCTACAGTTAGACCATAAACAGTCAGGTCAGTGCCGTTGTACACTAGGTTAGCAGAGTCAGTCAGCAAGCCAGCAGTGGTGGCAAAGGGGACGCGACCAGAAGTCAGGCTGGAGAACGTAATGGAGCCAGACGATGTAATGCCAGTCAAACCAGTCAACACACCTGCATCGCTCAAAATGCCAACAGAGTTTTGAATCAGTTTGCCAGTTGTGCTATCAAACCTTGCCAGAGCGTTGTCAGTAGACGACGCTGGGCCAACCACATCACCAGAAGCGCCTGCGGTCGATGCCAACAACGTCACAACACCAGAATTGTTTTCGTAATAAAGTTTGCCATCAACAATGTTGATTGCTAATTCACCAGCAACTAAATTACCAGCAGTAGGTACAGCCGCCGCAGTGGTGCTGTAGTAGAGAGATATGGGCGTGTAGCCTGCTTGTGCCATTAGAATGTTCCTCCGAAGATGCCTGTGGTGGCAGTGACTGTTGTAAAGTTTCCTGTTGTAGGCGTTGTAGCGCCGACAGTACCGTTAATGTTAATCGAGGCAGTACCAGTCAGGTTTGTGACCGTACCACTGCTTGGTGTCCCTAATGCGCCATCAAACGTCACAAAAGCGCCAGCAGAGCCTACGTTGACCGCCAAAGCCGTTGCAACTCCAGAACCCAAACCAGTGATAGAACCGAGTGCAGGAGTGACCGTGGTGTTGCCTGCAAGGGTCAACTGACCTTGCGCATTGACGGTGAAGGTTCCAACTTGAGTGGCAGAACCATACGCACCAGCAGTCACCGCTGTGTTTGTAATGCTGAACTGCGTACCCGTGAGGGTTAAACCTGTGCCTGCGGTGTACGCTCCTGCACCAGAAAACTGTATCCATGTTACAGGGCTTGTGCCAACAACAGTCACTGGGTCAGTTTGAACCCAACCAGTGTTTGCGTACAGCGTACCGTTCGTGACAAATGTAAAGTCACCACTTGCCATCTCGGCGGCAGTGTCAAAGTCAGTTGCACGGGTTAAAACCGTACCGCCAGTAGCCCATGTGTAGATGCCGTTGTTGGCTTGCGTGGCTTCGTTCTTAACCAGCACACGGTCGCCATTCAAAAGCGTGTAGCCATCCAAAACAGTCAAGGCAACTGACAGCGTCAAGGTAGCGCCAACACCAGCAGTGCCGTTGTTATAAGTTACCGTGCCACCAGTAATTGAGGCAAGCGTTCCAGTGGTTGCCGCCGCGCAAGCCGCGTGAACGTGAAGACCTTCAGCAACCGCATCCACATATTGCTTGGTAGCCAAGTCAAGCGCGGCAGTTGGGTCTTGAGTAACTGTTACAGAAGTCAAACCACCCAAGGTAAGACTTGATGCGCCCAAAGCAATTGCGGTTGTTCCAACCGTCACAGACGAGTTGGTCAGGCTTGCGTTGGCAATGTTGGTTAGCGTGTTGCTTGCACCGCTGATTGTTTTGTTGGTCAGAGTGTCTGTCGTTGCGCGGCCCACCAAGGTGTCTGTGCTAGTTGGCAGAGTCAAAGTGCCAGTATTGACAATTGTTGAAATGACAGGCGCTGTCAATGTCTTGTTGGTCAGCGTCTGCGTGCCAGTCAATGTGACAACAGTCGAATCAATTGCAATCGTTACGGCAGTAGAGCCGTTGTACGAAGTGCCAGTCAATCCAGTGCCAATGGTTAAAGCATTGGACGCTGTGGCCGTTACGGTAACTGACCCACCTAAACTTACAGAAGACCCATTGATTGTGATGGCGCTGTTAGTTAGTGAAGCATTTCCAATACTGCTTAATGTGTTAGTTGCACCTGAAATCGATGTACCAACCAACGTGGTGATAGTCCCACCTAACGACACAGAGGTAGACCCAATTGTGATAGCACTATTGGCTAACTGAGCATTGGTTATTGTGCCGCTCAAAGAAGTAGTAGGGATTGTGGTGCTGGCAGTCATAACGCCAGTACCATTTCCATAAACATACCCAGTCAAGGTATTTGCGCCAGTACCGCCGCTTGCCACGTTCAATGTGCCGCCAAGCGTTACCGCGCCAGAAGTGCCAACCGATGGCGTAAAACCTGTACTGCCTGCGCTGAAAGACGTTACACCGCCAGCAAGGGAGAACTGTCTCCAAGAGCCTGCGGCGTAACCGTCAAAGGTGGACGTAGTGGTGTTAAAGCGGAACTGACCTTCGGCTCCAGCAGGCTGTTGGCCTGTGGTTCCTTTTGGAATCGTCATGGAGGAGGTGCCGGGCATCACCGCGTTGTCAGCAATCAATATCGTCGGACTACCCGCTGACGCATTGCCATCTACTACCGTGATTTGGTTTGCCGTGCCAAGAATCGAAACGCTTCCAATTGACGTTCCGCTGATGACATTTAGAAGCCCCGTGCCGCTTGCCGAGGCCAAAGCCGCAGGGAGTCCAGAAAGTGCAATTGTCGGGTTGCCTGAAACCCCGTTGGCGTTTGTTACACCGATACCGCTACCAGAGGTTGCAATAGAGCGCGGTACGATTACACCGCTTGACTTTACAACAATGCCATTACCAGCCGCCTCAAGGCTTCCAGAAGTGCCGTTGAGTGAGATAGTAAACGGGCCTTGTGCAAGTCCATCTGTCAATCCGATGCCTGTTCCGCCAGCCAAGTATCGGCTGTTAGGCAGAGCGGGCGTTTGAATCGCGGTAAGGTATTGGTAAATCTGCGACGGCGATGCGGAGATCGCGCCCGTCGTAGTTTGCACGGTCACGCCATTTTGGACGATAGGAACCGCTTCAGTGCCTGTAATGGCACCAGCGGCTGGCAGTTGGGTTATGGCGACTTGTGCTGACATTTATGTACTCGTATTGTCGGGCGGGTTCGGTGCAATCGTATCTTTGTTGCCAGTCAATGTGGGCGTTTGAGTGTTCTGCTCAGTCGAAATTTGGAACTGGCTTGTGCCATCCATTGACTGACTGCCAGTCATCAAATAATTATCGCCAGCACCAATGGGTACATCAGGACGAGGAAACCGCAGGTTGATACGCTCGGTCTTGCGGGCGGCAAGGCGGTAGGGGTCAAACTGATCCCTGCACCCTTGATCGCACACCCGCAACCCGGGGAAGTTGGGGTCTGGCCCCAATTGCACAAAGGCGCGTTTCATCTTGCATCGGTCGCATACACCGATGGCAATCGAAGTCAGTCCTGTTGTGTCTAAAAATATTGGCATTACGCTGTGTACACCGAAATGTTCGGTGCCCAATAAATTGGTGAGCGATCACGCTCTTCTTGCTCTGCAATATAGAGGTGCTTCTCGGCCATCTTCTCCAGATAGCCAATTCGATCCATAGCGACTTGAGGCAGTTCGAGGCTCATCTTGTGAGCCAGCATCATCTGCACAGCCTCGTACCAACGCTGTGGAATTTCCAACTCGTCAGTCAAAGCGCCCACATCCTCAATCTGACGCGAGTACCAGCAAACCATCTGCACAAAAGCAGTTGATGGCACAGGCCAAATGTAGATTTCAGGTTTTGGAATCTGGCGATTAAACCAATACTGGTACGGCTGGTTGGCCGTAAAATTCTTGTTGGGCAGGTTGGTGTAGTCGTCACGGTTCAGTGAAGACATCTGCACCTCAAGCGAATTGTTTCCAAAGTACAACTCGCGAACAGACAGCGTCCCGCCGTTGTAGACGCGGCAACGATAGTACGGGACAGTCTGGCCTGCTTCAATGTCAGTCCAAATCCACTCGTTGTTCACAACAGCCACAGCGCCAAGATCAACAAGTGTTGACCATGTCACGCCGTCTTCTGACCATTCGTAGATGATTGACAAAGTTCCAGTGGCCGCAGGCAAAAAACCAATTGAGCCAATGTAAGTGGGGTTTGAAACGCCGTAATTGACCGCAATGTTGCCGTTGGCTGATGTCTGCGTGCAAATGGTGTCTACATCGCCGTCATACGCGTTTGCAACGGTTCCGCCAGCAGAAGTGGTGTATGACCCACTAGGACGGCTCATCGTGCGATATAGCGTGTTCCAGAGGTCAATAGAGCCTTTGGGCAGTTCGTATATGTACTTATCAGGGGTCAGGCCAATCACTAGTTTGGTAATTGTCCAAAATTGAATGCCTCGATTGCCTAGATCAGACAAGAGGAAATAAAGCGATTGGCGTGCAGACAGAACTTGCTCAGAGGTCAACTCTTCGGCGAGTTTTCCACAGCGCCGTGCGCCGTGATCAATCAATGTCTGAACATTGATGACTGTCTGACCTACGGTTCCTGAATACGCCATTTTTGTTCCTTACCAACCGGGGCAATCCCACCGCTTCAGCGATGCCTTGGCGCGTGGAGCGTCCCCTTTTGAATGTTCTACAACACCACTCATGCGTGCGCAAAAGGAGTCTTTTCGAGCGCCACCTTTGGGCTGTGGAGCCTTTAAATTGCTCCCAGTTTCACGGTTGTATTTTGCCCTACCTTTGGCTGTTAATCCAGCCCCTTTTTCAACAGGCAACTTCTCCCCGCGACCGACTGCAAGATTAACTTTTTTCTTGCTCATTTTGTTTTGGCCGTTTTAGCAGACTGCTTAAAGTCGCCAGCCGTAGGCGCACCTTTGCTACCCACTCGGCGCATCTTTTCGCCAGAGCCTTCAGCGATTCTTTCGCGTTTTGCATGGATATTTGCATAGAGACCGCCTCCTTTAAATGTCTTGCCCTCATCAGCCTTGGTAAACTCTTTGCCGACTTTTGTGGGGATGCCAACCTTCTTGGCGAACGCAGGGTTATGTGCGACCGCCGCCATCAATTTATGCTGTGAAGGTGATTTGCTTGGCATGATTAACCGTAAGATTTAACCATCTCAAGGACGATGGTATAGAAGTCACCAGCAGTAGCATCAGCAGTGCTGAACAATACATCACCAGTTACGCCAGCGCCTGCGTTGTTAG